CAGACGGAGTACTTCCCATCGAATTTCTAGCCATAACTGTAGCAGTAACGTCACCAGCGTATCCGCCAGCATCTTCAGGAACAAGAACGGTGAATGCATCGTTATGCCAAACAGTTCCACCTGTGATTTTAAGTGCATCTATCGCTGCTGCTGCAGATGCAACAGGATGAAGATTAACCCAGTCAGTAACTGTTATAGAACCTTCACCTTGGGTATTGCCAAAATTATCTACTACAGTTATACCCATAACAGGTTTCTTGTTTTCAATGACATCGAGATTAGAGAAGATTCTTCCACTTGCCAGACTTGATGTTGCTGACGTAGTTATAGATTCTCCTGAATCTCTGGTATAATAACCACCAGAAGAACTATTACTGAAGGGATTAGCTAGTTCAATACCCATTAGATACCACCTCCCATTTCTGCCATAGCTTGTTGAATACCCTGACCACCAGTAGCTTCCATATCTTGCATTGCTGCTTGGAGACCACCCTCAGTCACAGCTTGATTAACCATCTTTGTACTATCGGCTGAGCCTTGAATCTGTGCTTGAGCCTGAGCCATTTCCATCTGTTCATTCTTAACATCTTCCTCACTCTTGACCCATTGTTCAGCATTGAATCCTAAGGAACTAATAAGAGCACGACCATACTCATCCCACTTGAACATAGCAGCAGCTACTTCAGGTAGGTTACGTACCATCTCACCCATTTGCATAAGTTTTTGTAGATCGGAATCTCTAGATAGAGCCTGTAGTCCTGTGACAATAGCCACACTGAGCACACCCTCTTCTGTAAACATTTCTTGTAGGCGTTCATCCACTTCAGCATTAGTAGTCATAAGGAATACTGTACGTTTAACGATAGGCTCCATAAGATCTCTAGCAATAGCGGAGAATGCACCACCAAGTACATGCTCTAACTCTTGACCAATCATGCGTACAGCAGTAGCTGTTACACGTTCGCCAGTAGGCATGCTAGCAGAGTCTAATAAAAATGCTCTGCCTATTTCTTTTCTAAGTATCTCTACGCCAGTTTGTGTTGATTGTATCTGAGGATTCATAGTAGCGGCTGGACTTATAGTAAACACTTCGTTAGGTCTACTAGCAACAAAGCCACCACACGGTGTACCAGCTATGTCATCAACCTCTGTAATACCAGTTGGGTCTACTCCCTGCCAGAACAGACTAGCAGCAGCAATACCATTGATAAGACCTTCAGTAAACCCTTCCAAAGCTTTGATATCACCTATCAAATCTTCGCAGTGACTACGAGCGTAGTTCTCACCAGGAACACCAGACCATCTAAGTACTATGTAAGGCGAAACAGTGTACTCACCACCACCCTGTAAGGTATTACCCTCAGAGTCTTGTTTGGTAACAATATATTTATCTTTATCAACGACTTCCATACGGCAGAAGATCTCTTTATAACCATTCTTAGTATCATAACCATCTGAGGATGACATGAGAATACTATCGTCATCCATAGAACCAGGAAGAGCTTCATATTCTTTATATATAATCTCCTCTACATCTCCATAGACACCTCTTCGGCATATATAATTATCTAATCTTATGATTCTAAAGTTCATGTCATCTTCCATAATAACCAAGACATCTCCAACAACAATAAGATGTTGTAATGCTTGATATATAATCTCTCGTAGATTTCCACTGGACAGTTTAGTATAAACTTGTTCACTGAGGTTACTGAGATAACTAACTACTTCAACTTCTGGCTCGGCTCCTGTACCCATTTCAAATTTAAAGAAAGGCATATCATTCAATGGAAGTAATGCACTAAGCATTCTACTAGCCATGGCGGTAACACCCCTAGCTGATACAGAGCTAAATGGCTGTGGTAATTGATGCTGTTCTGTCCATCCCGCAGGAGGCATGATACTTGGTATAGTTAAAGAGGCGCAATATCTAGCTCTCTCTAGTTTACTGCTGCGTAAAGCATCACACGTTCTAAATCTTTCAGCTATATTCATTCGGGCCTCGCCTGTTCATCAGTAACAGCTTCTTCTTCACCATCACCAACAAACTCAGTACCAAATGCAAGAGATGCAAACATATCAGCAACACCTGTATCTATGTCTATGGGTTCTTCCATTTCTTCAGCAACATCTGCACCTTCAAGTTCCAATCGTTCTAACTCAGCAAGACGAGATTCTTCCTCTTGCTGTGCCATAACTCTTTGGTTATCTTCTCTAGCCAATCGTTGTTCTTCTTGTAGAGATAAGAAATCTCGCTGTTCTTGATCTCGTATACTAGCAAGTTCAGCTTCTTTTGCAAGTAATGATTCTCGTTCAGCTCCACTCATCCCAGCTGGTATCTCTGGACCGCCAAAATGCCTGAAGCCCTGTTTTAATTCCCATTGTATGTTTCTCATAGTCCTGGCCTCCTTTGCATAACCTTGTTACGTCTCTTACGAGCCCGTCTCCAAGAGCTTTTTCCTTTAGGTTGTTCAGTCATAGGTACACTGGCTGCAGAGGTAACACCAGCTGGTGCACCTAGATTAGCCTTTTCTTTCGCTATAGAACTTAGCTTAGATTTAAACTTAAGATTCTGTGCTAAGCCTTCACCAATCATCTTCTTCTTTTGTGCCTTACTTTCTGCAAGCAGCTGTTTCTTACCTGCCGCCATCTTAGCATTAAAGGCAGTTATCATCTTTTGTATTTTTTTCCTTTGTATCGCAGCTTCTTGTGACGCTGCTTTTCGTCCTGCCTTCCTTCCTTTTCTTTTAGATCCAGTAAGATCGTTGATACGCCAAGAGGAAAACTCAGGATTACCTGTCTCAGGGTTAATACTATTGGACTCATGACCCACAGTATATTGATCCATATTAACATCATGTTTTTCAAAAAGAGATCTTAGTTTTCTCATAGCCATCTCATTACTTATAAGTTCCATAGGTACAACCACTTCACCAGGAGTAACATGAGCAATCAGCGTATCACCACCACGACCAGCCCGTTCTTCAGGCGTAGTATCACCCTGATCTAAAGCTGGTTCTGCAGCCTCTTGGGGTGGACCGCCCATACCCATGGCACCTTGCATCATTGCTTGCTGCATCATGGCTGGATCAATGTTTGGCATTGCTTTTCTCCTTGGTTTGTAGTGTAATTATATGTTCAATAGCATTTATAACATCTATCTGACCGCCACGGAATATAGATTCCGTAGCAAAGTCTTCTCTATCATCATCCTGTTTAAATTCAAGAGGAGGATACTTTTTTCTTAGAAACTTTACTAGATCCTTGTCTAGCAGTGGAAGGTTTTTCCAATCTTGCATCAGCTTCTCCTTCTAATTTCTGTAGTCGTTCATCAAAACTCTTTACTAGCATTAGAACTTCTGAGTCTAGTATTTTAGCATTAAGTCTGAGCTTTCGATATATTGTATCTAAATTATGCATCATGATAATTATTCTCCGTTACGTCTACAACTTCACAAGAGCCACCAGCACAAGCTAGTGAATGTGAATTGGTTGTAGTATCTTCTTTTTCGAATTCTTTTAGCAAAGACCAGTCAATGTTAACTGGAATTTCTTTTACTAATTCTAAGTATTGTTCTTCAGTTATCTTTTCAAATGGCAGCTGGTCTTGATAGCTATGATCTTCTGGTAAGAAAGCTATGCCTGATACCCACTCCCAATTATCCCACACCCACTGACCTACACCAAGGAAATTATCATCATTGTAATATACAGTAATGCTAGGCTTGTGCTCACACCAGTGTTTCTGATATGTTAACCAAACCTCTAAGTGATCAATGGGATCGTATGTTTCGTATGTAGTGCTGTCTGTATGTGATTGTGTGGGGAAAGAGAATACCGTAGTATGCTTTGGATTACTTAGGCACGGCTCGTTAAAAACACCCGTAGCTTTCATGAAATGACACAGGGGATTTTGTGAATCAATACGCACACGCCTGATGAAATACTCAGAGAATCCTGGGTGTATACCAGAGGATGTACCCGCCACACATGACGTAGTACCGCTAGGTTTACAACAGGTCACAGCTTTGGACTTGTTAATACCTAGTTTCTCGGACCACTCAGCATTAGTATCCTTAACAATTTCCTTTAGTTCTTCAAGGGCTTCATTAAGTTTTCTGCTAGGAGTACACATGAATTTATTATCATATACACCAGTAAAGGAAACTCCAAGAAGACGTTCGTCTTCACAATTCTGTTTCCATTCTGGATCAAGATAAGTAAACCTAGTACATGCAGACTGAATAGTACCTAAGATAGCAGCCTTACGTACCTTATGACGCAGTGTAGCAAGGTTATCGTAAGGACGTACAACAACTTCTGATAAATTACAGAATTGTTTAGGTCTTAAGATGATCTCACTGCATGGGTTAGTGCCCCACTGTGCTGGATTCCTACCCGTCATCTCAGTAATCTTAGCCATAGCCTCTCGGTTACAGATACCCCTCTCGCCTGAACGAGAGCTGTGAATAGTCATCCACTCTTCCATGAATCTTTCTAAGCTGGGCTTAGTTTCATAGACAGCTGAGTTATTAGATAAGCCACGTTGACCTTCTTGTTCCCACCAAGGGCCATACTTAGCCTTAGCCATAGCCCTATCATCAAGATCAGACAATGAAATCAAAGCTGATCTTCGTACACCACCAGCGATAACAATCTCGCCAGTCATGCATACAATATCGTGTACCTCTAGGGGGGTGAGCTTACGTCCTTCAGCAGCGTAGAACAACTTGACCACAAACTTGAATAATCTTTCAAGAGGTTCTGGTCCAGAAGCCCTACCGCCAAATGTCTTTAACCGTTCGCCCTTAGGTCGCACAAGGGACGTATCCCAAGTAGGGTGGAAGCCACCATATAGAGCAGTTAATAGAGCAACGAAGGCATCAGCCCATCCCCGCCTAGAGTCTTGTACTGTTATAACAATCGTATCGTTCCGAGTAATCTCAGGAACAACAGGCAATTGTTCTATTTCTTTAGATTCACAAGAGAATCCTACACCTGTACCACAGCACAGAATATATAATACATCCGCAAAGGATCTAATCGTATTTATGGGTAGGTATGAACAGTTGTATAGGCACGTATCGTCGACCTCTGCCGCAGCACCTGCCGTCATTAATGCTCTCATTGAAGGGAAAACTTCTCGATCTAATGTCGATTGACGTAGTTCGTCCCATTCCTCTCCTGTTACACTCGGAAACCTTTCTGCGAAGTAGTCGTAATAACGATCCACACATTCGTCCCAAGTCTCTCTCCTCCCCAAATCTTCTCGCCATTTACAGTAACTACGTGTTACTACAAAACCTTGAAATTGATCCATTAAGTTCTCCTTTGTCTTTATGACCCAGTTTTCGGGCACCACAGTTTAATTTCTTTATGCTGTAGGCTGTATTCTTCTTTAGTTAAAATCTTAACACACCTAGCCATAACAATAGCTATCTCGGGGAAGGGTATATCACAGTCTTCTCTTAGTTTATGCTTATCTTCTGAGTATAGCTCTAAGATATTATCTTGCCACTCGTCTTCATCCCATTCACTTAGGAGTTTATCAGCCGTCTTGGGTCCGATACGCCACAAGCCAGGGATGCCATCAGTAGAATCACCCATCATCCACTGCTTACAAAAGAATCTATAAGCATCTTCTTTAGATATAAACTTAGCATCATCTTCCTTGTTAGGATTATAGTGCCAGCCAGTAGTACCCTGAAGATCCTTGTCTATTGTAACAGCAATGTGAGTGCCCTCAGAGGCGTGTATGCCCAAGATGTCATCAGCTTCCAAGTTAGGCAGTAACATGCATTCATAATGATCTTGTATCCATTCTCGAACATCCTCAAGATGCTCTGGTTTAAGTGAATCATCTCTATTATCCTTATACCTAGGCCACTGTTCCTTTCTAAAGTTATCTTTACGTTTACACGACAGTGCTATAATAATATCCTCAGGTGCCACGCCATCAGGTATCCACTCATATATTAGGCTATCTAGCTTAGCTGGGAAATGATCAGGGTCTTGTGATTCCGCCCAGAATGCTGTGTGATATACTAAGATATCACCATCTATCATCGCTTTCTTCGGTCTCTTCATCTTCTTCTAACTCCTCTAAGTTTTTATCGTTTAATAATAACAAATCAATTAACTCCTCTATGCAGGTAGTCAAATCATTTATATGTTCATCATATTCTACAACAACACTACCCGCAGAGGACGGTTGTACGCCACACCAGATAGGTATCATTACATTTACCTTACGTTCTAATGCTTCTAGATCATCTTGATTCTTAAGAATACAAGAAAATAATTTCCTATATTCATTAGGACCACTATCAATAATCTTAGCAAGTTCCTCGGATTCGTGATCTCTCCAGTCACCATCACTCATTTCTCTATCGCCAAAAGATACAAACACTAAGGTACCTGCGTACTTGTGTACTAGTTTAATCTCATTGAGGTAACGACAGTCATCAACAATGACACAACGTTCCCAGTATTTACTAGTATTATTCTTTCGCTCTTCCTCTAGTATATCTAGAAGACGCTCTTCGAATTGATTTACCCAGTAGTCAGGATCTCTTCTTCGCATACGTGCGCCAATTCTCTGACAGAATCTTCGGTATTTATTTGGATTATCTTCCTTACCCATACCTCTAGACTCAGCCATCTCCTTAAGTGGTGTGGCAAAAGACAGAAGCTTGGGGGTAAGACCCAGTTCATAGGCTTTTTTGGTTATTATATGGGCTAATGCTGTCTTTCCGGCACCAGCCTGTCCAGCAATTACTATTAGTTGCATGGGTTAACTCCTTGTATAATGTCTTTGGTTGTATATGATTCTCTATAGATACACCACACAACCTTAATAAATAACTAGTAATGAGAGCACAAGATGGTGGCAGTAACTTAGGAAATAAGTACCTACCTATTGTAAACCAGAAGGCTAAAGATCTTGCGTCTCCTATATACGGTGTCCTTATGAAATCCATGAGCTGTTCTATGCTCACATTATAGACACCTAATTTTATAATATCATTAGGGGGATACGACAATGCATGAAAACCTTTTTCATCAACAAACTTAGCTTTATGAGTTTTATCACAAGCCAATACTACTGTTCCTTCCTTCCTATGTAGTATTATACTACAGTGGTGGATGTCTGTCAAGGTCAAATACTTAATTAATTTCCCTCTTTTAGTTAAAGACCTATCGTAGAACGCTACGGACACTTCAGTTGGTACTAATTCATAGCCCATCTTAATGACACTCCGACCAGTTGTTACCAACCCTGTAGTCACCGTCCATTTGTACGGTGCAGCCAAGCTCATAGCCAGCATCAATGATAGCATCAATACCAAGACGACCTACGTCATCAGCTATCTCTGGTTCACACTCAAGCTGCCACTCATCATGAACAGTAGCCATGAAAGCAACACGATCCTTATACTTAAGTAAAGCTTTGTTTAATTTAGTCTGTGCTAATTTCATTATCATTGCACCATCACCCTGTATCTGTACGTTCAATGCTTTGTGCTTACCTCTACAGGGTACCTCTCTGCCATCCAGCAAAGTAAGAGTGCTCTTGCTGGCTACTTGAAAATGACAATCATCTAATAGATTCTTAAGTGCTGGCATGTTCTTGAGGAATTTATTCTTAACAAGCTTACCATCCTTAGCTTTCTTACCTACAATCTCACCTATCTTACCGTCACCAGCACCATAGATTAAGGCGTAGAAAAAAGTCTTTGCGTCATCTCTAGTATGTAATCCAGCAGCCACTTGATTAACGGTATGTATGTCTCCATTCAATACAGTCTCTCCATAGTCACCATTGTCCCACTTAGCCATACGGTTAGCTAGTAGCCGTGCCTCTAAGCCAGAAGCATCTATGCCTACTTGAACCCAACCATCTCTTGGAACAAACAATGAACGCGCCCTAGGATCTCCTGATACCTGCTGTAAGTTGGGCTGACTTGCTGTCATCCTACCTGTAACAGTACCCTGAGTATTAACATAGCCGTGTATACGACCATCCCTAGAGTTAGTAGACCTAAGTATCCAATCAGATAACTGACTAAGCAGTTTAGTTATGTCAAAGTATTTAACCAGTGCTACCGCCTCATTGTATTTAAGTTTCTTAAGTATACCAGAATCAATCTTAGGGTTACCCTTGTCTGTTCTGGGGCCACGCCAACCATACTTGTTGTATAATCGCTCGGCTATTTGTTTTCTGCTGCCTGGATTGAAGTGTGTAATCTTATCCTTCAGTCTCTTGCCAGTCTTATCAGACCAACGCTCTTCAGTTATAGGAGGAAATATCTCGGACATCTTATCCTCTATTAAAACTTTCTCCATTAACAAGTCGTGCTCTAGTCTATCTGCAGCATCGACATCAAAGCCAATACCATTGCACATTTGTTCTGCTATAATCTTAGCTACATCGTGCTCTAATTTAATTGAGGTGGGGTATTCTTCTAAGAAGCCAGACTTCAACTGGTAACTGAATACCTTATCAGTAACAACAACATCTTGCTTACAGTACTTAACCATATCAGGATGGTACTCACTGAAACCTAAGTCGTATTGAATCTTACTGCACTTTAGGTATTCGCCCCACGCTCTAAGAGAGTTGCCACCAAACGGATGATCAGATCTTTGACCAGGATACATAAGTCTAGCAACGATTAAAGTATCATAAGCTTTAGTATGTATGTCACCATACAATCTTTCTAATAGGGGGAGGTCGTATTGAATAATATTATGCCCAATAATTACATCGGCCGATCTTAACAGTTCAACACCCGCTTCCATCTCATGTTCTAAGAATGTGTACATTTTCTTTGTGTCTACATCCATAGCACACATGCACCACACCCTTGTAGCTTCTATGACGGCAACATCTTTCTCAACAACAAGTTCGACCAAGCCGTT